CAAACGAATCGAAGAGCGTCTTGATGATCATAAATCTTATCTAGAAAAACTGGATCTTCGTATGTGGGGATTAGCGGCACTGATTATTGGAGTTGCTGTCGCTGCACATTTGTTAAAATGACAATCAGTAGATCAAACATCTCCAAGCAGGTGTCGAAACCAGGAGGAAAGAAAGTGGCAAAAGATGCATGTTACAAAAAGGTCAAAGCTCGCTACAAGGTTTTTCCAAGTGCATACGCTAGTGGTGCCATTGCAAAGTGCAGAAAGGTCGGAGCTAAAAATTGGGGCACCGGTGGAAAGAAGAAAAAGTCTTCTGGTAGTAAAAAGGCCAAGAAGTACTAATGGCTGTTCGCAAGACAAAGAAAGGCGCCGAACTTCGTAAATGGTTTGGACAGAACAAAGGCAAGGGCTGGGTTGACTGTAAAACTGGCAAACCTTGCGGTCGTAAGTCTGCCAAAGGTGGTAGCAAACGAGCATACCCTGCCTGTCGCCCAACAATGGCACAGTGTAAATCATCAGGCGCAAAATCTGCTATCAAGAAAAAAACATCATCGAAGCGTGTCAGTTGGAAAAAGAAGAAATAAATCAGTGGATAGAAAACTGGGTTGAAACCTTGTCTACCGCTGAAGAAGGATTAAATGGGATACCACTGTGTCCATTTGCCAAACAAGCGTGGCATAAAGGACAAGTGAGTGTCCAGATAGCTCAAGACCTTTGGGATCTTGTCTGTCGTGAGATTGAAAAGTTTGATGGTACATACAAGGTTGTAATGTGTGTGCAAGAAGAGCCAGAGCAGAACTACTTTGAACTTGAAGCAGGCTGCAACGCCTTAAACCGGTGGCTCTCATACAAAGGTAAAGATCTTTGGTTATTGTCGTATCAAGAAGACAGGGCCATTGTGTTTATACAGACATTATCTGATTTAGATGATGCTGCGGACACACTCCATAAGTTGGGGTACTATGAACTTTATGACGTTGACGACTATGATCGTCTTGTGAAACAACGGAGCGAACTCCGAAGGAGATTAAAATGCCTGGAATGATGCGTGGAAAGAAAGCCCCAAAGATGGTCAAAAAAGCTCGTGGCGGCATGGTTAAGAAAATGCGTGGCGGCATGGTCAAAAAGGCTCGCGGCGGTTCTGTTAAGAAGAAAGGTTGTAAGTAACCAGGTGGTATAAATGGCAACTTCAGGGTCTACGGACTTTAACCTTGATGCAGCAGACATTATCGAGGAAGCGTATGAGCGGTGTGGACTAGAAGTCCGCACCGGTTACGATGCTCGAACTGCGCGACGATCTTTAAACATTATGTTTTCAGATTGGGCCAATCGTGGAGTGAACTTGTGGACCGTGCGCCAAGGCACGCTGACACTTGTCTCAGGAACATCAACCTACAATGAAGACAACGGTCTTGATGCTGGGATGTCTGACATTCTTGAGGTTGCTCTACGTCGAGATGGCACTGACTTTGAGGTTGATCGTATTAGTCGCGGTGAGTACTTGAACGTACCGAATAAAACAACGACAGGCCGCCCATCTCAATTCTTCTTCAACCGTCAAATTAAGCCGGAGGTCACATTGTGGCCGACACCTGATGCGGCGGACACGTTGGTGTATTACTACATCAAGCGTATCGAGGACATTGATACGTCGAAGAATGATGCTGAAGTACCGTTTCGTTTTATCCCGTGCATGGTCGCGGGGCTCGCTTACTACACAGCGATGAAAAAGGCACCTGATCGCATTCAGTTGTTAAAGGCTGTCTACGAAGAAGAATTCCAGCGTGCGGCGGACGAAGACGAAGATCGTGTATCTTTAAAGCTACAACCTGATATTCAATACATTAGGTTCTAAACGTGGCTCGGTACGCTTCAGGAAGCAAGGCATACGGAATATCGGACCGTTCTGGTTTTCGTTATCGCCTGCGTGAAATGAAGAAAGAGTGGAACGGCTTGTTGGTGGGTCCGGACGAATACGAGCCAAAGCACCCACAACTTGAAGCGCCACGCGTAGGACCAGATCCTCAAGCGTTGCGCGATCCGCGTCCTGATAAAAGCGAGACTGTATCTGTTTATCTTGGTACAGATGTCGTAGGATTACCCATTGAAACTCCACGAGCTATTGGCAAGGTTGGAGAAGTTACGGTAACAACTTCTGAAACAGGCAACATATCGACAACTGTTACTGGGGTAGACGCTACAGCGTCTGTTGGAGAAGTTACGGTTAGTGTTGTAACTATTGCGGCTACTTATGCAATCACTGTTTATCCGGGATCCCCTTCTGGAAATAAATTCTATCAAGACGGTGCACAACCCGGATCCGCTGGAAGAGATGTTAATGAAGGTAGCACCTACCGGTACGATCAGTCAGACTCTACTAACTCTGGCCACCCCTTACGTTTTTCAACAACTCCTGACGGCACACACGGTGGTGGGGTAGAATATACGACAGGCGTTACTTATGTAGGCACACCGGGGTCTGCTGGAGCATATACTCAAATAACCGTCGCTATCGGTGCGCCAACATTGTACACATATTGTAGTGTACACAGCGGTATGGGTTATAAGGTGAATACGTTATGAGTTTTACATACGCGCAGCTTAAACAGGCGATACAGGATTACACGGAGAATGACGAGACAAGTTTCGTTAATAATCTCCCCGTGTTTATTCGCGCAGCCGAAGAGCGTATCTTCAAAAATGTGCAGCTTTCGTTATTTCGTAAGAACGTAACTGCAACAATGACGAGCAGCAACGAGTACTTGGGGTGCCCAAGTGACTTTCTTGCTCCATTTTCTTTGTCTTTTACAGATAGTGCTGGGGATAAGACGTTCTTGCTGTACAAAGACGTAAACTATTTGCAGGACTTCAATACGGATCCGTCAGATACGGGTGCACCTCGATTTTACGCGCAGTTCGATATTGATAACTTTTTACTTGCACCGACCCCTGATGACAGTTATACGACGGAGCTACACTATTTTTATCGTCCGGCTAGTCTGACATCATTATCAGATAGTGGAACAACATGGTTAAGTGAAAACGCCCCAATGGCTATGCTGTATGGTTCGTTGGTGGATGCCTACACTTATATGAAGGGTGAGGCGGATTTGGTCGGCAACTATACACAACGGTTTACTGAAGCTGTAGCCAGCTTGAAGCAGTTGGGCGAAGCGAAGGAAACGACCGATCAGTATCGTACAGGTATGGTTCAACGGACTAAACAATGATTGATACAAGTATTGGTTTCGTCGGAGTACGAACAACAACGAATCGAGGCTTTACTTCTGAGGAGTTGGCCGAACAGTGTGCGGATAAAATTATTTCTGTTTCCGATACTGCAGATCCTGTTATTCAACAACAGGCAAGAGCATTTAGAGATCAGGTCAGTCACTTGGTAAAGATCTACTTAGATCAAGCCGTGCAAAGTGACCGAACCACGGTTTATAATGCGTTACAAGAGGCGGGGCAGCCCCAGCTCGCAGAACTCGTAAGGAGAATTTAATGGCTTTTACAGGCAACTTTATGTGCACATCTTTCAAGGTTGGACTCTTGAAAGCTGATCACGATTTTACAAACGGAACAGGGCACACATTTAAGCTTGCTCTGTATGACAACAACGCATCGTTTACTGCAGCGACTACAGATTACACAGCGACTGACGAAGTCGGGGACTCTGGTTCATACGCAGCAGGCGGTGGTACGTTGACGAATGTCACTCCGACATCTTCAAGCACAACAGCGTTTACTGACTTTGCAGATCTTACATTCACGTCTGCAACAATCACTGCGCGTGGCGCCTTGATTTACAACACGACTACTGGTGGTGGATCAAGCACTACGGACACTGTTGCTGTATTGGATTTTGGTGCCGATAAAACATCGACAGCAGGTGACTTCCAAATCGTATTCCCAACCGCTGACGCTTCCAACGCTATTATTCGTATAGCGTAAGGCGGCATGTTCCGTGGCTGATCAACTAACTGGCTGGGGTCGCGGAACTTGGTCTGAGGCTGGCTGGGGCGAAGCAGTCCCAGTCACCATTAATTCTAATAAAAACGCCTGGAACGAGGGCGCCTGGGGTGATGTTTCGTGGGGCGGAATTGAAAGAACCGTTCCACAAGCTTCTGGTGCCATTGGTTCTGTTACTGTTGAAGCAGAACGAAACGCTATTGTTAACGTCACGGGTGTCGAAGCTTCTGCCCTAGTTGGAAATGTCTTTACAGATGTTGGTAGCGTCGAAGCTACGGGGCAGATTGGTGATGTTTCTGTACAGATCAATGTTAATTTAACGCTCACTGGTGTTGAAGGTGCCGGTGAACTAGAGCCTGTCAGTGTTCAAGGTTCTGTTCCTGTTGTCCTCACAGGTGTTTCTGGAACATCTCAACTCGGCAACGTCTTTAATGCCTTAACTCCTGTCGAAGCGACTGGGGGCATTGGTCAAGCGACCGTCTCCGCAGAAGCAAATGTCACTGCCACTGGTGTTGAAGGTGCCGGTGAGATTGGCGACGCGACTGTTTCTGCAGGAGCAAGTGTCACGGCCACTGGTGTCGAAGGCACTGGTGAGATTGATGATGCGACCGTTACTGGTGGGGCGTCTGTTGAGGTAACGAAAACACCGCTTGGATCAGGTCTTTCGGTGCTTGGTAGCATTGGGCAAGCCGGTGTTCAAGAGAATCAGTCGTTTACCCCGACTGGTGTTGAAGGTACTGGTACAATAGGCGATGCGTCTGTTGTAACTAACGTCAATGTCGGTGTTACAGGCCAACCCGCGACAGCTTCGCTTGGTTCTGTTACAGTAGAAGCCGAAGCAATTCCTGAAATAACCGGACTGCAAGCGACAGCAGAGGTTGGAATTGTCACAGTTTGGGGTAGAATTATCCCATCACAAACACCAGGCTGGGCTGAAGTAACACCTGCAGAAGTTGAAAGTTGGACAGAAATAACGCCTGCACCTGACACTGATTGGACAGACGCGGCGTAGAGGATTTATAGATGGCTAGTACCTATTCTGATCTTAAAATTGAGCTTATTGCAACGGGCGAACAGTCTGGTACCTGGGGTTCTACAACGAACACCAACTTAGGTACGGCTCTTCAAGAAGCAATCACGGGCCGAGCGGCAGCCGATTTTACATCAGATGCAAATTTAACTCTGGGATACATTGATTCTAATGCTGCTCAGATTTTCCGTAATTTAATATTAAACGTCACAAGCAGCGTCTCGTTGACAGCAACGCGTGAGTTGATTGTTCCGACGATTGAAAAACAATACCTCGTTGAAAACAACACAACGGGTAGTCAGTCGATTACAGTCAAGACATCTGCTGGAACAGGGATCACTATTCCAAATGGCATGACTGCTCATGTTTATGCTGATGGAACGAATGTTGTACAAGCTTCTGATTTCTTTGCCGATCTGAACGTAGATAACATTAATGTTAATGGCAATACGATTTCATCGACGGATACAAATGGAGACATTTCGATTACTCCGAACGGGACTGGTGAAGTCAACATCTCTAAGGTGGACATTGACTCTGGTGCCATTGACGGAGCAACCATTGGTGCGGCATCCGCTTCAACCGGTGTCTTTACTCAAGTCGATGTTGAAGCACAGGGTGATCTGCGCCTACAAGATACAACCGGCGGTGAATACGTCGCGTTGCAGGCACCGACGGCAGTTACGTCGTACACTTTAACTTTCCCTTCGGCATTAGGCACGAATGGGCAGATTCTTCAAATTGACGGATCTGGTAATTTATCATTCACTGATCAATCATCAGGCATTACCACAGGTAAAGCCATTGCGATGGCAATTGTCTTCGGAGGTTAAACAATGGCCGCACCTAATATTGTAAACGTCACATCCATTCTTGGGGAAACTCAGGGTAAAGCGTTAACTACGTCTTTAGCAGATATCGTAACTGCTGCTTCAAACAAGGTTTACAAAGTCAACGCGATTTATGTTTCAAACGTAGATGGAACAAACAACGCAGAAGCAGATATTGCTTTTTATGACTCAAGCGAGGGCGGCGGAACTTCGTTTTACATTGCTAAAACGGTTGTTGTTCCGGCGGATGCCAGTCTCGACGTATTAAGTAAATCAGTTTATTTGGAGGAAGGTGACAAGATTCAAGCCAAGGCAAGTGCTGCCTCTGACCTTGAGATTGTTGTTTCTTACGAAATTATTGATGACGCATAATTATGGCTCAGTTTCCGTCTTCTGATTCAGCCTACGGCATATGGTCTCTTAACGAGGTCCGCAATGCGGTTCGTGGCGACAATTGGCCGATTTTTGAGATAGATGTTGTTTTAACGTTCACAGGTTCAGGGACATGGACGTGCCCTACTGGCGTAACCGAAGTCGAGTACCTTGTGGTCGCTGGTGGGGGTGGCGGAGGCCATACTCAAGCTGGTGGGGGTGGCGCTGGTGGCTTCCGCACGGGGACTGGGTACTCAGTTTCCGCCGGGACGACGTACACTGTAACTGTAGGTGGTGGCGGTGCTGGCTCTCCAGCTCCGGGGCCCGCATATACAGGAGTAAGTGGCTCTAATTCGGTTTTTGGTAATTCTCCAAATGCAATCACTTCTGCCGGAGGAGGCGGAGGGGGAGCGGCAAACTACCCGTTAGGAGCAAACGGCCTTGACGGCGGCTCAGGTGGTGGTGGTAGCTCTCAAAGCGGTGGTGGTAGTAACGGGTTAGGTGGTTCTGGTAACGTACCATCCACATCTCCCTCTCAAGGTAATGACGGCGGTAATGGAAGAATTGACTTTCCCGGCCTTGGATGGGGGGTCGGCGCGGGTGGTGGTGGCGCCAGTGCCGCTGGCCCTGATGTCCCTCCTGCTCCCGCCGCCGGAGGTGCCACAGACGGTGGTGATGGAACAGCTTCAACAATTTCTGGTGCTTCAGTAACATACGCCGGTGGTGGTGGTGGCGGTGCTGATAACCGTGCTCCCGACTCAACACAAACAAGTGGAGGCGCTGGTGGTGGCGGGGCAGGCGGTGCTCCGACGGTAGCGGACAGAGCGGCAACTGCGGGGACTACTAACACTGGTGGTGGCGGTGGTGGCGGAGCCGGTGTTTATATTGCACCTGTTTTTTATGAAGGTTCAGGCGGCTCAGGCGGCTCAGGCGTCGTAATCATCAAATACACTGTGCAATCTAACCCTGGTGACACGATTATTCAATTTAACGAATCTGGTGAATGGACTGCCCCAACAAACGTCACTGAAATCGAATATCTCGTCGTTGCCGGTGGTGGCGGTGGTGGCACTAATCACGGTGGCGGCGCTGGAGCGGGGGGGTT